TTTCTATTGCAGCCGACACAAATAAAATGAAACTCCAAATCAATGGTACGGATGTTGCTGATTTCAAATACGTTGATCCACACTATACCGCGGTCACTTCGTATTACCACACAGTTGGTTCCAAACCAATTACTAACATAACGACGTCGGTCGAAAACCCAGATGTATCACTCCCAGTTACATACAACAATACTGACATAGCGGAGATATATAACACTAATGTCGCGACGATTACTTCTACTACTGTAGCTACAGGTGAAAATGACAAGTTCTTCTTGTACCCATTCTGCCTCGACACGTCCAAGGTTCAACCAACCGGTTCGCTCAACTTCAGTAGACTCGATTCCGCGAGACTTGTTAATGACACAGCCAACTCGAGTGATGATATATACGCCGTCAACTACAACATCCTCCGTATCGAAAATGGTATGGGTGGTTTGATGTACTCGAACTAATTCAATTTTTATAGCCACTTAATATAAATGTTCTGGCAACTAGTTTTTATCGCAGCTTTTATATTTATAATTACTTACGATCCCAAGTCCGGAACTTTGAATCATCTCGTCGACTCTAAAAAACAAGAACCCACTCAGAATTCTGAGTGTAAAGAGGGACATTACCAGGAGATTCAATTTGCTCAAATGGGATATGATTGCCCAAAAGAAAACGGTGTTCAGATGGGTGCGATTATACATACTTAAAAAATTAACTCTACATTTTAATATTATATAATGTTTACCTTTGATCGAGAAATCGTCACAATAATAGCTGTAATCGTATGTATTGTAGCCACCGCGTATATGTACAAGGAACTCAAGAAAACAAATGAAGAAATGGAAGATGTAAAAGGATTTAATGGAAAGCTTGTTTCGTTTTTATCCAGGCCCAAACCATCTGCTTTTACAGAACCAGAGTCAGAAAAAGGTAAAGCTTTACAAACCCAAGTCGAAAAAAAGAACCTTGAAAATCAAGATTCCGAGGAAGATTCGTCAGAATAATCATCTCCTATAATTATAACTTGCTAATGAGCAATGAAGAAATACAAGGCTATAGCTATACCTGTAACGTTTACGGGTGATAAACCAAAGTTTCTCACTGTCCGAGACCGACGATTCAAAGATTGGATTTTCGTTACCGGAGGGTGTAGGCGAAGAGAAATAGTAAATCCAATACGATGTGCTTTGAGAGAACTAGAAGAGGAAACAAGAGGAGTCATTTCTCTCAAAAAAGGTCAGTATTCAGATTTCAAATTCGTAGTTAAAGAAAGTCCAGGCGTTGATTTAGAATACAACGTCTTTATATTTTTCGTAGATTATACACCACAACAACAAACCGAACTTGTCCGAAAATTCAACGATGAGAAGCAAAAAACAAATCTTAAAAAAATACAAAAACAACCATATAAACGAACTTACGATGAAAATGATTTTATGAATTTTGAAACATTAACAGAATTCAATACAAAAAAACAATGGGATAGAATAGTTAAAAACGTTCTCAATAATCCAGAGTTTTATGCATGCATAACTTCACTCAATAGAAAAACCTTCTCTATTAAATAATGAAGTCCAAAGCTTACATACTCTCACAAATTTCGCATCTTCTCGTTGAAAGACATGGTTATACACAGGAAAAGGCAGATAGGTACGCAGAATTACACAAAGAAGATAAAGTTTATGAACTTCTTGTTTTAAAAAAGAATTTATCAGAACAAGAAGAATATCCGGAAATATCGTATAGAAAATCAATTTGGAGACATCACTACGATAGTGATTAATTAAATCAATATAAAAAAATAAAACTAATACTTGGTAAGTAAACCATGTTTAAAACATGGTGTAAAGAACAGGGTTTCTGGAACAATACCAATGTATCACATGTGCTCATGGATGGAGGTGTCCTCTCAGTGCCATTTGATAGATTGAATGATTTCTATATTAAATACACAGATTCCTATAATTCGGGGGAAAAAATATTTGTAGTCGAACAGAAAACTGAAAATTATAATTTTTTCGTGGATATTGACTACAAGGATGAAGATGAAATTGAATTTTCAGAACTCGAAAACTATTGTAAAATATTATGCGAAAGAGTTAAAAAATTGGGGGGTAAAGAAGCACTCATTTCCGTAGCTCAACCAAAAAAAGTAGGTCATCTAGTTAAGACAGGTATTCATATAAATTGGCCAGATTTCATAGTAAATCAGTCATCGGCTTTAGCAATACGAGAAATTCTAGTACGGATAATGAATGAGTATTACGGTTCAAGAAATTGGAATGATATAATCGATGAAGCCGTTTACGGAAGTTTAAAAAGAAAAGCTAAGGGAAGTGGATTTCGTATGCCATGGTCACATAAAAAAGGAAAACATGATGAGTGTTCCGGTAAAGGGTGTGTAGAATGTAACTATACCGGAAAAGTAACTCAAAGTGAATATAAACCAATATTTATATACAGATACGGACCGTTTCAATTACTCGAAACTATAGATGGTCAGGTCGCAGATGTTAAAATAATGAACATGGCTACTTTACGTACAGAGAGAGACGATCCCGTAATAATAGAAAATAAATATTCAAAGAAACCAGAAGGGTCTTTTACAACAGCACAAATAAAAAACGAATTCAAAGATCAGGAAGCTATTAGTCTTGTAGAAGAATTTGTAAGAAAAAATTTAGAAGGTCAACATTTATCGAGGATAACAAAAATATATGAAAATAAAAATCAGTTTCTCGTTTCAACGAATTCATTTTATTGTGAAAATAAAAAGTGTAACCATAATTCCAATCACGTATGGTTTCATATATTGGGAGATACTATAGCACAAAAATGCTTTTCGACTACCGATACAATGAGACATTTTGGGTTTTGTAAAGATTTCACGGGAAAAAGACACCAACTTTCTTCTAAAATTACGAATATATTATACAAGGATGGTAAAGTTGAAAAATATAAACCAAAAAACAGTGTTAAAAAGACAGAAACAGTTGATTTTGAACAAACTATTGAATTATTGAATCTTTTCATAAACAAAAACGTTTTCAAAAACAAAAACCTTAAAATAAAAAATATAGAAACTAAAAATACAAAAAAACACTTTGTTTTTACATCGTACTCATGTGAAAAATGTATAAGTAATGTAAATTTTGAAATAGAAAATAAATTACTTATACAAAAATGTAAATGTAAATCACCACCTAAACATATATTAACCAATAAAATATTACAATCTTTATAAAAATGTTAGTTTTGATAATAATGAGTAAAATACTTAAAAGAAATGTGTTAATACTAATTAAAGCATGTCTATATCCCGAAAAACACGCTCAGGACGATTATCAAAAGTACCAGAAAGATTAGAATTATTCGAAGAAATAGAAGACGATTTCAAGGACGATGAATATGATACAGACGTTGATCTTCTTCAATCAGACGATGAAGATATATGTTCAGATGATGAAGAATCCGAATATGATTCGGATGAAGATGAAAATGGTAATTTGAAAGGATTTGTTGTTGATGATGAAGACGATGACGATGACGATGATGAAGACGAAGAATCTTCTGAAGATGAAGAATATTCAGATGATGAGTAATATCGAGCTTAAAAAAAAGAATTTAATTTATATAAATGGAAGCCGAAGTTGGAACACCTATTGAATATAACCCAGAAGAGTTTTTAAACAAGGATAACGACTTACATGAACAGGAAACAGAAAATAATGAACAATACTATGTTCAGCCACAGCAGCCAATGTATACACAACAGTTAATACAACCAGAAAAACAGGATATATTTTCCAATTTAGATAAAACAGGGTATGTTATTATATTTGTTGCATTTTTACTAGGGTTTTTTATGGGTAAGACTATGCAACCTGTTATTTTAAGACCCGGATAAATTTTTACCCCCTATCCAATATACAGTCGATGGAGTTTGTTGACCCATAAATTCACCAATTTTACCATATGATGATTCAGTAAAATAAGATCTACTCGTAACTAGTG